ATGGGGAGGCGGATTCGTCCAGCCTGCGCCCCAGCCCGTTCAGCAGAGGGGCAACAAGATCTACGTGGTGGATGCCAAGGACGCGCTGTCCCGGGCGGCCATGCCCGACAGCCTCATGGTATACATCCAGCAGGACGAGACCGCCATGCATGAGGTCTACATGGATGCAGAGGGGCGCAAGATGATCCGCACGCGCTCTCTGATCCCCGTAGAGGCCGTACAGAGCGGAGGCGGTGATGTAGTGACCCGTAAGGAGTTCGACGAGCTGAGAGCCGCTGTGGAGGCCATGAGAGGAGGTGTAGCCCATGCTGAATAACAACGCGATCATGCAGCAGTTTGCCGCAATGATGCAACAGGGAGGCGCAAATCCGCAGGCCTACGTGCAGGAGCTTCTGCGCCGGAATCCCCAGTTTGCCCAGCAGATCCAGGGTCAGAACCCGCAGACGCTGGCATCCCAGTACCTGAGACAGATGGGGATCGATCCCCAGCAGTTTTTTGCCAACCCCATGCAGTTTATGGGGCCGATGCGCCGATAAGATACCAGTCGCCCGAGCGTACGGCGGGCGGGTGATATAGAACAAAAAACAAAAAAACATCCAAAAAGGAGGAACAAAAACTATGAGTGAAAACGGATTTGCTGAAGGGCTGGCCTGTGGCCAGGGAATGAACGGCGGCTACGGCTGCGGTGGCGGCTTCGGTTGGGGTGGCGACTGGATCGCCCTGATCTTCCTCGCCGCAATTTTTGGTGGCGGTGGCTGGGGCGGCGGCTTCGGCGGAGGCGGCGCAAACGTCTTCGGCGAGGTACAGCGTGGCTTCGACACCACCGGCATCAACAACAAGCTCAACGGGCTGGAGAACGGCCTGTGCGACGGCTTCTACGCGCAGAACACCAATCTTCTCAACGGCTTCTCGGGCATCTCCCGCGAGATCGCGGACTGCTGCTGCACGACCAACCGCAACATCGACCAGCTGCGCTTCGACACCGAGCGTCAGCACTGCGAGACCCGCCGCGCCATCGACGCGAACACGGATCGCATCCTCGGCTACCTGACCAACCAGGAGATGGATAGACTCCGCGCCGAGAATCAGGCTCTGCGCTTCAACGCTTCTCAGGCCGCGCAGAACGCATACCTGATCGGTGAGCTCCGTCCCACCGCCAAGCCCGCCTACCTGACCTGCTCGCCCTTTGCCGGGGCCTACGGTTGGAATAACGGCGGCAACGCCTGTGGCTACGGCTGCGCCTGACGTGACCAAACGGGGGGCGTAAGCCCCCCATACCGAAGAAAGGAGGTACTCATATGAATCAACTTTGCAAAAATACGGTAATCTCCTCGGCGGTCACGGTGGTCACAGTGGACGGGGTAGACACCCTTGTCATCGACACCCCTGCGGCAACGTATCGGGACGGTGATTGTCTGACGCTGATCGTGGCCCAGGATATCCCCGCCGCCACAACGCTGGGCACACCCGTGGCCCTGGGCATCGGAGGTGTGACGGATCCCGTATACCCTCTGGTGCGGTGCGACTGCTCTCCCGTGACAGCCTGCGCCATCCGTGCTCGTGGCATCTACCGTATGGTGGTCAACACCACGCCGACCGGCGCAAACATCCGAGTGGTATCCGGTCTGGCCTGCGCTCCTCGGAACACCGTGCCTGTGATCCCCGTACCTACGGCGACTCCCGCGCCTTAAAGGGGGTGGTCGTATGACGGAAATTGCAAGGCGGATGCTCCGTGACCGCATCATGGACAACGCCCGCGACGGAAACGACTACGAGGATGGCCGCTACATGCGAGACCGCGCCATAGATCGCATGGACAGGGCAGGTCACGCGGACTACCGCCGCAGAGGCTCCAACGGCCGCTACATGCGCGACCGCGCCGACGGGCGGTACGATGACCGCCGGGACTACGGCGAGCACTACGTGAGCGATGAGCGCGACTATCGTGACTATCGGGCTTATAGATCAAGTAACGATGGCCACGGCAACGAGCCCAAGCTCAAGCTCCCCCGCGAGGATATGAAGCGGTGGGGCCAGATGCTCATGAACGCCGACGGCACCGAGGGTATGCATTTCGACAAGCGCATGCTCATGGAGCGCATCAAGCACATGGGCGGGGACATGGAGGGCTATACCGAGGATGACCTCTGTATGGCGGCCAACATGCTCTACAGCGACTACTGCGAGGTACTCAAACCCTACATTGCCCGAGAGCCGGAGAAGGAGGCGGACTTCTACATCAAGATGGCCAAGGCCTTTCTGGATGACGAGGACGCGCCCGACGGCTCGGCCAAGCTGGCGATGTATTACTTCTGCATTGCCGACGTGGACGAGTAACCATGTGGCGGTATTACAACCGCAACCCCGACAAGCGTGAAGAAGAGGACTGTGTCTGCCGAGCGATCAGTACGGCGCTTGGCTTACGGTACAGCGCGGCGAACAGGCTGATCCATCTCGTCGCCGAGAGGGAGAGGTGTGAGCCCCTGTGCGTGTGCTGCTACCATCGTCTGCTGGAGGATATATTCGGCCTTGAGGCATGGCGGCCGAGCCGTGAAGAAACGGTCGGCGAGCTATCCCGGCGACGTGATGACGAAAAACTAATCATCCGAGTGGACGGCCATCTGACGTGCTCAATCTATGGGGAGGTACTGGACATTTGGGACTGCTCCAGCGAGATTGTGGATTGTTACTGGGTCGTGTAGAGGAGATCCCCCGTCCTCAATAGAGGGCGGGGGATCATTTTGTATTTCCGTTTTGCATTTTCGTTTTGCATAATGAGTATAAAAGGGCATACGAAAGTATGCGTAGGCATACAAAAGTATGCAAATCAACGAGGCAAAAAGACTTGATGCACAATGGAAAAATTAAAAACCCCTTGTATATCAAGGGGTTTTCTTTTGGAGCTGATGGCGGGACTCGAACCTGTCCGCTACATACAAAAAGGTGTTGATGTGCAACGAAAAACGAAACGGCGTTTTGCATTTCGTTTTGTATAAGGGGTTATTTTGCAAGAAACTTGGAGAAATACTCCTGCATTTGATCCTCAACGGAGGTTTTCTTGGAGGCCATAATGTGGCCGTAGACCTCGTCGATCATGTTCTCACTCTCGTGGCCGACGTAGTCGGCGATGTACTTCTTGGGGATGTTGAGAGCCAGCATGACGGAGACGGTATAGTGCCGCAGGTCGTGGAAGCGGTACTCGGGGAGACCGTTCCGGCGGACGAGGCGGCAGAAGTTATTCGTGATGGAATTGGGCCCGAAGGTGATATGGTCATCGGGGTGAGCGGTCGGCTCCTTGATGCTCTTCAGGGTGTCGGCCACGAGGGGAATCATGCGGATGGTGCGCGTACCGGCAACGGTCTTGGTGGTCTTGGTCACGAACTCCCGATCCACGTTGATGACCATGGCCTGATCGATGGTGATCGTGTTCTTTTTGAAATTGACGTTCTGCCACGTGAGGGCGGCGATCTCAGAGCGGCGCATACCGCAACAGGCCGCGAGGATGATGGGCACGTACATGGGAGAGCCTGCGGTCAGCTCCAGCATCTGCTTGATCTCCTCCTCGGTGGGGATCATCATCTCGGTCTTTTGCTTTTGAGGGAGTGTGGTGGTCAAGGAGAAGTCCGGGCGGAACATACCGAACACGGCGGTCACGAAGGCGTGCACATTGCGGACGGTCTTGGGAGAACGAGTAGCGGAGATCTGATTGATATACACTTGGATCTGCGCTCGCGTGATCTTGTCCAGCGCGATGGGCTGCAGCTCCTTGAAATGGTTGCGGACGATGCCGTCGTAGGACTTGAAGGTAGACGGAGACAGGACGGCGGACTTGATGTCCAGATATTTTTGCATGGCCTCGCCGAGAGTGAGGTCATTTTTACTGCCCTCGATCTTGTCGCGCTTCTTGTCCGCCTTGAACTGTGCCACCTCCAGCAGAACCTGATTGTAGTCGTCCCCGGTAAATGACTCGTACCGCCGTTTACCGTTCGCATCGGTATGGCTGTACACAGATGCGTGGTAAGCGCCGCTGGGGAGCTGCTTGATGGCGGGGAGCTTTGTGTTGCGCTTTCTCGGCATATCAAACCCCTCCGATCCCGAACCCGCCGCCGGCAATGTCAAAGCCGATATATGCCACCAAGGCCGCAAGCAGGGCGAGCACAACCAAAGATTGAATAAATAGCGCGGAGGTCAGCTTGAGACGCTGGGCACGGCTGGAGGATATGTCCTCGTGGAGCTTGTCGATAAGCTCGTCCTTGTCCGCGATCTGGGCGTTTTTTTCTTGGATGAGATCGTCCTTGACCTTAAGCACATTGGCGTAGGTCTCTACGACCGTCTCCACCTTGGGGGTGACTTCTTCGTCAGGGAGGACGGCATACAGGATCTTATCTACAGATATGTGGAGGGCAGCGGCGATTGTGACGATGGTATCAAAGCTTGGCCGCTTGCCTGCACCGCTGAGGATGCGGGAGATCGTGGTCTCGTTTATGCCTGCCATTTCCGCGATGTCCTCGTTGGTGAGATCCTGTGCGTCCTTGGCCTCGCGGATCTTGACCAAAAGCGCGTCAGCGTGTCGATTTTCCATAGTTTTTACTCCGAAAATGTTATTTTGCGTGGGAAAAATGCAATTTTATGCAGAAAAATTAAATGTACGGTTTCAAAAATACATCTTGCAAGTATAAATATATTTTGTCGGGGTGCTAAAATGCAACCAAAAAACCGCGTATTTGCTCTTGATGTTTTAGGCGGTTCTGCTATAATAGTCTCATCACAAGGGCCCTCCCCCGGAGGCAGAAAGGAAAAGAAATGAGCGACACCAAGAGAAACGAGAAGACCATCCGAGCCGAGAACACAGCCGAGACGAGAGCCCGCCTGCGGGACAAGCTCTACAAGGCCAGGGCCGCGGGGGAACTGACAGAGGATGATGAGGCAGAGATCCTGCGGTACGTGCAGGGGGTCGTGTCCCGGCGCGGCAAGACCAAGGATTGAGGCCTGCTCATATATGCGTTAGATCAGGGAGAGGAGCGTGAGGTTTGCGGCACCCCGTCGAGAGGCGGGGTGCTACCATTTTGCCGGAGGTGGCAAAATGCGGTTAATCTTTACAAGTTTTGGAATAAAATATTGTGCAAAATGGGGGTTTACATTTGCGGGGCTTTGTAATATAATATAGGCGTGGAGAAAATCCACGCAACGTGATAGTGAACGTGCTCCCACGTCCTCTCATCACCTCCATCCAAGCGGATAGACGATGCCGTAAGTTCGTCCTTAAAAAAGCGGTTAGCTTGTTCCGAAATACGAGCCTGAAAAAAGCGGAGATCCCTTGCCGTAAGTAGGGAGTCAAAAAAATGGCGAGGCGGTTCTCCGTCTCGCCATTACTAAATGGAGAGACAATGGAAAACCTGAGAATTTACAGAATCACCGATCACTACGTGCGATATCTGAACGGGACAGACTCCCGCGTGCAGTACAATAAGAACGCCAAGAGACCTTACGTGGGTGTGGTGTTCACCTTTGGGAAATTCAAGTATTTCGTGCCGATGGAATCGCCGAAGCCAAACCACGCCAAGATCAAGGCGGGGAAGCACATCATGAAGCTGGACGGCGGAAACTACGGACTGCTGGGATTCAACAACATGATACCCGTTCCCGATGAGGCTCTGATCGAGTACGACATCTCCAAAGAGCCCGACGATAAATACAGAAATCTTTTGCAAAGGCAGATCGCGATCTGCAACCGATCCAAGGCAAGCATCCTGTTCCACGCGCAACAGACGTATTTCGACGTCGTGTCCGGGGACAACAAGTTCTTGGCAAGCATTTCGTGCGATTTCAGAAAGCTGGAGCGGGCGTGCAAGCGTTACGATCCAAACCACAAGTCAAAATCAAAATGATACATACACACAGCCTCGCCTCGCGGCGGGGCTTTTTTGTTTGCGGAACAACAGGGGGATATTTGCAAAATAATAGGGGATATTTGCGGAAATTTTGCAGAAATGAAGAATAACTGAAATTTCACTTCCTCTTACTCCGAATAAAATCAATATACTTCTCCAGATCCTGCAGCTCCTCCTCTGACAGGTCCTTCATAGCCTCATCGATTATTTCAACGATCGGGGGGCTTTTTTTGCTGGGATCAATCAAAGCGATGGGGTCAGGATCGTCTACCACGCCGAGCAAGTAAGACGTGCTGACACCGAAATAGTCGGCAATCCTTTTTAAGGTTGCACTTTGAGGTACGGCACCGTTTTTCCAATTAGTAACAGCCCCCGAAGAGATGCCGAGTTCCTTGGCCACGGGGTTGGGTTTAGTGTTGCGCTCTGCGCACAACTGTACGAAACGTTCCCAAAACATAGTTTTTTCTCCTTGTGTTGTTTAGATTTACCAATCTCATGTTTCTCATTTTGTGCAGGCAAACAAAAATGAAAAAAGTGAGATGAAAGTATTGACAAAGTGAGATTCATGAGATATAATAAAGCCACACCCCGCCGGTGGGGGCCGTTGGAAACGATGGCGACCCATCCGAGCGAGAAGGCATCCCGATAGGTTCAACACCTCTTTCGGTCGGGAGAGCCGATCATCAGCCGTCCGTGGCGGGGTGCGAGACCATGCCAGGGTCAACGCCTTTCATGTCCTTCTTTGAGTTTTTCCCTCGCTCGTGCGCCATCCGAGCGGGGGAAAAAACAGGGCGCGGGCGTACCGATGGTACGGACTATAATAATAGGAAGGAAGGTGAAGGGATGGATCTGAGTAAGATCGGGAAATGCGAGCTGTGCGTGCTGGCCAAGCAGGTGCGGGCGCGGATGATCGAGATCGGAGAGAAGGCCAAGGACACGGGCACGTGGGATGATGAGACCGACGAGCGGATCAAGATGTACGAGCGGTGCGCCAAGAATCTGGAAACTACAAGAGATGTGTTCCACAGGTTTGAGAGCCGAAAGCACGTGCCGTTGCGAAACATTCAAGACGAGCTTGATAGAATAGAGAGTATAGAGGATAGACAGAAAACCGAGGAGTTCTATACAGAGCTGATTGAGGAAGCAATTCAACTCATTGGGTGGAGTCCTTCTCAAACGCAGCCTTGAAACGATTCATGACCTCGATACCGCATTGAGTGCAGTCGAAGGAGCTAACCTCATATACGGAGCAACCGTTGAAGCGAGCAATATCCAGAGAGCCATCGTCGTTCAAATAGTAGTGGATGTAAACCAGGTGTTCACGGTAGAATCGCTTGCACATCACTTTTTTACAAGATTCTTCGCAATTACGTTTCATAACGCCTCCTAACCACCCTGTACCAACGGTACGGGCACGGGGATACAAATAGCCCGCCTCCGCGGGCTGAAATCTAACTTTCGAACTAATATTAGCACAAAAAATCAGATTTGTCAATACGAAAAGGAGAAAAAACTGAGTATTATGAGAAAAGATGAGTTTAAACACAGATGCGAGATGCGGATGAAGTCCTTCGGCCTGACCACCGAGGCCCTGGGCGCCATGTTCGGAAAGGCCAAGGCGCGGGTGATCGAGGCCCTGCGCGGGGACAACACCGACGCGGCGCGGAGCCTGCGGGTACAGATCGACCTCAAGCTGACGGGCCTGTGCGACGAGGAGCGCGGTCGGGTGGCCGCCGAGATCGAGGCGGTGCGGGGAAAGTACCCCGAGCTGCAGGGGGAGCTGTCGGTGATCCTCCCCGAGGACTGGATGTACGTGGTCACCGAGGACGGCTTGCCCGTGGGGGTATGGAGCCCTGAATCAAAGAAGATCATGCCGCTGGAGCCTGCGCTGATGCGGGTGACCGGGCGGAAGGTAAAATAAACAACAAAGAGGAGGAAAAGTAAGGCAATGAGCATCGAGAAAAAGATCCGAATCAAGCTGACGGTGGGCATGATCGCCGTGACGTTGTGTATGTTTACAGCGTGTTTTGCCGGACGTACCATCGGAGAGTTCCCCTTGTGGGTGATTCCGTGGGTGTTGTCCATGATCGCGTACGGTACGATGTTTGGCCCTGTAACGGCCATCCTGCAGGCGGAAAAGGAGTGCGAGCGTGAGAAAGACGACGAAGCATAAATTCGCGGTTGGCGACCGCGTGATCTACAACCCCGTGGAGACCGGCAACGGCTGGCTTGCGGGAGAGCACGGCACGGTGATCTACGTGGACGACACGGGGACTCCCTACACAGTGGAGTTTGACAGAACGATGGCGGTCATGGGAGGCGAGGGAATCACCGACATGCGCGCCAAGAAGCACGGATATACCCCCAGGCCGCTGAACGGCTGGTTTTGCAAGGAAGAAAATCTCATCGCGGAGGAATAACATCATGAAAAAGATCTGGGATTGGATCAAGTACGTATTCGAGGGGCTGGTCGTGGTCATGGCCGTGGAGGAGTACGACCCCGAGCTGTGGGACAGACCCCACAAGAAAGAGCGCATTCGCCGCAGGTGGCGGGAAGGGAGATAAAGTGGCAAGAAAACAGACATATAAGAAAACGGGCATCGGCGCGACCTTTGCCGCGAACCTCAAGCTGATCTGCGACGTGCGGCACGTCACCGACGAGCAGGTCATGGACTACATGGGCATCTGTCGGGCGACCTTCTACAAGAAGCTACGCCTGCCGGGCGAATGGAAGATGGAGGAGGTGGCCAGCGCGTCCAGGCTCTTCAAGATCCCCCAGGCCGATCTGGTATCCCGCATGCTGACCCCCGAGGAGGTGGCGGCATGAAGAAGACGGCGCGATGGCAGAAGGGCGAGTGGCGCCGCCGCATTTACGAGTACAAGGGCAAGAAGCGCGTGGCCGAGGGCTACGAGATCGACTACCTGATCAACGGTCAAATCCAGGCGAGCTTCATCGGAGTGCCGGATTTCAAGTACGGCGTGTTCAAACTTCGCGCCATGATCCGTTTCCGATACGCGGAGCATATTCCCAAGACGAGAGAGCTGCCGTTCGGCGAGGAGGGCAAGAGCTTTGAGATCGACGTATAGCATAACAACGGAGGCGATCCGAGCGGTTTTCGCGGACGCTCGCCTCCGCAAGAAATTCACCCATCCTCGGATGGACAAGGCCATCTGTGAGGAGCGGGAGCGGGGCGACCTCTGGAAGGAGATCGCCAAAAGGCACCGAAAATCCGAGCAATACTGCCGCGACGTCATGAGGCGGGCGGACGTGCTGTATCGGATCTGGCTGGCGTAAAAAAGAAAGGAAAAAAGAAGGACATGAAAGCACATATCAGACAGGAGCCGCCCGCGATCCTGCGGCAGTTCCCGGACATGACGGAGGCGGAGATCAAGGCATGGAACCGCACCGAGAAATACCGCATGGCCGAGCATGAGGCCATGGCCAACGCCATGCTGATCTCCATGCTGTACTACCTGATGACCGAGGAGGGGCGCGGGGCCGTGACCCTGCGCCGCGCATGGGAGGGCATGATCCGAGCCCGCGCAGAGGCTCGGAGAGATCTGCGGGTGCAGGAGGGCCGCTACGAGCTGGCGGCCACCGGCAAGAACGTGGAGGACTACTACATGCGGGAGGAGCTCCGCAAGAAGGGATGCGACGTCCTGGAGTGGGAGCGAGGCGTGACGATGGATGCTGAGGGCGGGGTGCATTTCGCACCGTGGAATAAGTAAAAGGAAGGAACAAGAAATGGCAATCAAGGAATTGAGAGAGAAGATCCTCGCCCAGCAGGGCGAGGAGGGCACCGACGTATGGATGATCGGTGAGCAGCTTTTGGAGATCGCTGAGCGAGAACCTACGTCGGCGGCTCTGATCGAGAAGGATCTGGAGGTGGCGGCTATGTCGCTTCCCGAAGCGGCCAAGGCCATGAAGGCTTTTGCGGACGAAAAGCACAGCAAGATCAAGGGGAACTGCATCTGCGTAACGCCCAAGGAGGCGGACGGGGTTCTGCGGAAGTTCTACGGACTGCCCGAGGCCGGGGGATCACCGGAGCCTGCACCGGACGAGGAGACCGCCTCGCCTGCCGACAGCGGGACTATCGATCTGGCCGACTTCTTCTGATGGGAGGGAGCAGAGATGGCACGAAAGGCAATTGACTGGGACGAAGTCAACGCGACGGTGGAGGAGCTGCCGAAGCTCCCGCCCGAAGATACGCACGCCATAATGGCGGAGCGGGGGATGACGGACAAGCACATCCTGATGTACCGTTGTGAGTACGTCCATAACCCTTTGACGGGCAGAAACGAGAAGATGGCCAAGGTCACCTGCTCGGCCTGCGGGGAGAGCGTGTACATGGAGCATTTGCCTGCAGAAGGCTGCGGGCGAGGAGGATGGGCGGCTCCGGGATTCTTCCACTTTGGGCTGAGCGTGCCTGTCCGACACGGAGACAGCACCATCTGTCATGAGTGCGGCAAGGCCGCCAAGGCGGTACAGATCAACTACGTGGGGCGGGGCGGTTATGAGATCGACTCCGCGATCATGCTGAGCGCCCACAAGGTGCGCGGCCACCTCTGTGTATTGGACTGGAAGATCTGCCGCGTCATGATGCCGGACGGCACCGTGCATTGGCGGGACTATCGAGGAGACGGTGTGCTGGTAGTAGGCGGCAAGACTATAGCCGTAAGCGGTTACTATAGGAGCTTCAGAACGATCAGCTGGGGGTATCCTTGGGAGGCTCGGAAGCAATTCGTCGAGAAGATGGGTGGGTATGCCGCCAAGCAAATTCTCCCGATCCCCATGGACTTTGAGGACGGAACCGACTCGGAGAAGTCGGGATTCGGGGCATACATGGCCGAGGGCTTGCGGGAGTATTATCCCGGTGCGTACCTGCGGCTGTGGCAGAGCCACGAGAATGTGGAGAATCTGGCGCGGCAGGGGCTGAGGCGGTATCTGAACGAAGTGATATCCAAGTCGGCCACATACGGGAATTACTACGGAAAAGTAGATTTCTCGGTATCCTTGACGGGAAAACATATCAACTGGAAAAAGGTCAAGCCCCATGAAATGCTGGGGATTGACAAGCAGGATCTTTGGGTAGCCAAGACCTGTTCCATGGAGGTGGTGCAGCATTTCGCCACCCTTGCCCGCATGAATGAACGGGGCGTGAGGCTGACACCGGAGCAGCTGGCCGCTGTGGAGAGCATAGGAGTCCGACGGGTAATCACAGCGGTGGAGGATCAGGACAACGGATTCAACGTGTCGGAGGTCAAGCTCCTGAACTATCTGATCAAGCAGCAGGGTCTGCATCCGGGCTGCGTTTCGAGATGGGGGATGATACTCCTGACCGACTACTGGAAATCCTGTCGAGAGCTGAACGAGGGAACCGTGCCCAAGTCGCTGCAATGGCCAAAGGATCTGAAGGCGGCGCATGATGACATGACGGCCCGCGTCAGATACAAGGAGGACCCAGAGCTGGCGGCGGGGTTTGAGGCCAGATGCGAGGAGATGCGGGAGTATGCCTATGAGAGTCCCGAGCTGGGCATGAGCATCCGTATCTGCTCCTCGCAGACCGAGATGATCACCGAGGGTAAGGCGCTTAACCATTGCGTAGGGCGGTATGCCAAGGATCACGCCAACGGCAAGACCACGATCTTCCTGATCCGCCGCGTCGAGGAGCCGGACAGACCCTACTACACCCTTGAATGGAAGAACGGAGCCATCAATCAGAACCACACCGAGGACAACCATCTACAGACCGAGGAAGTCTTGGCCTTTGAGCGGGAATGGCTTGCTCACGTAGCCGAGATTGAGAGAAAGAAACAGAAGAAAGGAACCCGAGTAAATGGAAACCAAGAACAACCTGCCCGTGTCGAAGTCTGACACGGCGATTACCCGCACCCCCGCCCACGTGGCGGCGGATATCAATGCCGTAAAATCCCATGCGTCTGCGGTTTTCCGCGCCGCCGTGGATGAGGGCAAGCGAACCTGCATTCTCATTGGCAAGCTCCTGGAGGAGGCAAAAAGCCTCGTCCCCCACGGTGAGTGGGGGGCATGGCTCAAAAACAACGTGGACTACTCCGAGTCCACTGCCCAGAACCTCATGCGCTGCTACCGTGAGTTCGGAGACGAGCAGATCGACTTCTTCTCGGGCGTGTCCGATGCTGACTTTTTCTCCATACTCACCCAGTCCCAGATGCTGGAGCTGCTGGCCCTGCCCAAGGATCAGCGGCGCGAGTTTGTGGAGGCGCACCGGGAGGAGATCGAGGACGGCAGTCTGTCCACCCGACAGATGAGGGATGAGATCGACAGACTCAAGCGGGAGGCTGCCGAAAAGGACGAGGAGATCGAGGCGGCAAACGGCAAGATCAAGAACCTCACCACCGAGCTGGACGAGGAGCGCAAGAGGCCCGCGCCGGAGCCTTTGGAGAAGGTGGTGGTCACCCATCAGCCCTCCCCCGAGCAGATCGAAAAGATCCGCGCCGAGGAGGCCGCCAAGGCGGACAAGAGGATCGAGGATCTGCAAAAGGCGCAACAGCTTAGGATCGATGCCACGTTGCAAGACAAGTACAAGGTCGAGGATGCGCTTGAAAAGGCCAAGAAGGCCCGCGAGAAGGCAGAGGCCGAACGGGATGCAAAGGAGGCCGCCCTCAAGAAGGCTCACACCGACCACGAGGACGAGCTCGCTAAGCTGACCGAAAAGCATGAGGCAGAGCTGGCGGCCGCCCGCGAGGAGGGGAACGCCGGAGGGGAGACCGCTGCCGAGGCCGCCGCCCGCATCGCAGAGCTGGAGAAGAGCCTCAAGATGGCCAACCCTGCAGTGTCGGAATTCCGAGGGCTTTTTGAGGCGGCGAACGGAATCATCGTGACCTTGAAGGGCAAGCTGGAGGCTGTGCGCGGGAGTGATCCGGAGACGGCGGAGAAGCTGGACCGTGCCATGGCCGCGTTGGCGGCGACTATCGTCAAGAGGGAGGCGAGCGCATGAAACAAGCTTGTAAGGACTACGCCCTGCGGCTGATGGTATTGCTGGTTCTGGTGCTGGCCTGTGCGCTGCTGGTGCTGGGAGTCCGGTTTCGGAGAGACCGGGAGGGGGAGCCGTTGGAGCTCCCCGCCGCCTCCGAGGTGACGGTGTGCTACTACATCCCCGACCGCACGAGGCCCTACGAGCAGGAGTGGCTCGGCGGGGAGAAGCTGGAGGCGGTGCTTGCCGAGCTGGCCGAGACCGAGTTCACCGAGGCCGAGGAGGCCCCCGACGAGGGATCCTTCCGCGCCGCCCTGGTGATCGCCACCAACGAGGAGCAGATCACGGTTCACGCGGACGGGGATGGCCGGGCGTGGGTGTTTTATGAAGGGAGATGGCTGCATGAAAGACGTTAGAGTCATTTTCAAGGAAGCAAATACGTGCGATCCGCTTACCGTGTATCCGACCGTGAGTATACGGGCGGAGATCGCAGGAAAGGAATACGGCTATTCCGCGGAGCTTGACTACGAGCCGAGCGCGACCGAAGTTTGCAATGCGATTCGGGAATTGCTCGATCTGCTGGTCGAGGACGAAGAAAGGATAAACCATGAAAATTAAGAAAATCGAAAAGCTCTGCAAGGACGCGGGGTATATCTTCCTGTACGACGAGCTTGGATCGTGCAACGAAGAGAACGGCGAGCTGGAAGAGCCGGCCCGCCAGTGGATGGGCGACGGTTACGCCGTGTATCCTCTGGACGGCATGCCGTACTTGGCGGAGCGAGAGGTCTGCGCCATCTTTGACATCGACGAAAAGAAGCGAGACAAGATCGTGATCAAGCACTTTGAGAACCTGCCGGAGTACGTCAGCCTGGCAGATCAGATGGAGACGGACGAGCCCTTGGAGGAGATCCGCTTCCAGATGTCTCTGGGTGACGACGAGCTGGCCTTGTTCCGGGACGAGGGAGGCCGCCTCGTGGTGATCAAGGCGGAGTACAAAAAGCCCATCGACAACTGGAAGGAGTGCCAGTGCTACAAGAGAATGTCCGCCGACGGAAACCCCGTTGTAGCCGTCATGAGCGGTTGCATCCTGCGGGGTATCATTGCCACCTACCGAATCAGCGAGCAGCTGGTGGAGACCTTGGGCGTGGTCTACAATGCCGCAGGCGTGGCGGCGGAGCAGGAGAAGATGAAAATATGAGCGAGGAAAAATTGTTGCCGTGTCCGTTTTGCGGAGGGGAGGCGCGGCTCACCTACGAAAACGAAATGGGTCACGGATATTGCATCGAGAATCATCTGGTTAGGTGCGAGAGATGCGGAGCAAGAGGAGGCCTGACATCTTGTTACTGGGACAAGGGGACAAGGGATGAGCTGAGAGAGAAAGCTGTGGGGAAATGGAATATGAGGGCGGAGACATGACATTTTGGGAACAATTGAAAGACGCCTTTAACCGATTTTTTGGGAGAATGGACGAGCCTGTGCCGCTTTGGACGACGCTTGCGATCTTTGCGGTGCTGATCGGTGTCGTGATCATGTGGGTCTGGTACGATCGAGAAAAGTCGGAGCCGGAAGATGAGCCGGAGGAGATCGAGATCCCGAACCCCGTGGCAATCAAGCGGCAACCGGCGGAGGTCTTCGAGACCGACTGCGACCTGTGCGGATGCGGGTACCGATACACGGTGGGCTACGTCAAGGACTTTACGACGGTATGCCCGTATTGCGGCACGAAAAAACCTCACGGCCCTGCCGATACGGATATTATCAGCAGGAGAGAGTCGCATGAGTGACTCAGACCAAGCCTCCTCTCCGGAGGAGGCTCCCTCCGGGGAGGGCACACCCTACCATTATATAATATCAAGGGCGCAGGATGCGCGGGAAACCCGCGGCGGTTCAACTCCGCCGACCTTGACCACGGGGCAAAGCTCCGACAACAGCATAACGGCGTTAATTTTGAGGATTCGCCAATCCTCATTGACCTCGCATTACTGTATTAAGTATTTGACCACGAGAAGGAGGGACAAGAGATGAAAGGAAAGAGGATGGAGGACTACAACGAGGATTATGGAAGACCCTTTGCAAATCAGCCCGCCAGCCAGCCTGCCGGCAGGGGACGAGGGGACACCTACTGGGTGGGAGATGACGGAGGAATGCCTGTACCGATCCCCCGCCACCGCCTGTCCTTCAAGGAGGCGATCACCAAGGCGGAAGACCAGATCGGATTCCACCAGTATTCTCGCAAACACGCCTGCTACGGGATCCTGCACGATATGTGCCGCGCAATGGCAGAGGTCTACATGATGCCGCCGCGAACCAAGATCCGCATCAACGGCGAGGAGCTGGAGGCCGAGATGGTGGCGGAAGTGCTGGAGCAGGTGACGCAGGAGATGGCAGTGGAGAGAGCCGAGGAGCTGCGGGAGACCATCGCAGGGGTGACGTGTCTCAAGGCCTATCTGCGGAGCGCACTGTATAACAAGGTGTTCGAGTTTGAATCAGCCGAAGTGAGGATGGAAGAAAAGGTCAAGAGGGACATGGGATCATTCAACACGGGCGACTTTTTTGCCGCGGCCGTAAGAAAGGCACTGGAGGAGTAAGCATGAAAAGCATGATCGACTACAGCCGAGAGACCGGCTACAACATGGGCATGGAGTATTGTGACGCGATCCTCTACCGTGTCCGATGCAAGCCCAAGCAGAGACGCGCCCTGGGCAAGCCCACCAGCGAGACTCAGGCGATTGTCAACGAGCGCAATATGAAGCTCAATTTCAAGCGCGTTCTTCATGCGAATTTCATGGAGGGGCGCGACCTGTACGTGACCCTGACCTTCCGCGAAGGCGAGAACCCCGCCACCCGAGCTGATGCCAAGCGTGCCGCGGATAACTTTTGGCGGCGCGTCAAGCGGTCGTGGGAGAAGCGCGGGGCCTCCGTCTGGGAGATCCGGCACAACGAGGGGGAAAAGCTCCCCCTCAAGTACCTGTACGTAATCGAGGGCGGAGACGGAAAGCGCATCCATATCCATCTGGCCATGACGGGCGGCCTCGCCTGGCAGGAGATCAAGGTGCTGTGGGGCATGGCCGACGAGGTCAACGTCAAGATCCTGCAGGGCTCCAAGAACGGCATGGAGGCTCTGTCTAAGTACCTGACCAAGCAGGGCGGACTGGCCAAGGGTGAGCACCACTGGTACGGCTCCAGAAACCTGTCCAAGCCCGACTACGGTGAGCGGGACAACCGCATCTCCCGGGAGACCATGGAGGAGCTGGCCGACGTGATCGAGGACATCAACGCGGGCAAGGGCGAGGGCGTGATCCCCACCGATGAGCGGTACGCGCCCATCGAGGAGCGGTACCCGGGCTACTACCTCGCGGAGGCCGAGGCGGTGTACGTGGAGCAGTTCAAGGAGTGGGTATTACATATCCAGCTGTACCGACAGGACACCGAGGCGGGCAAACTGGAGAAGAAGAGACGCGCGGCGGAGCTGAGGCAGATCAAGGCGCGCCGGGAAAAATTCGAGGGGCTCTGAGTGAGCAGATAGGAGGTGTAAATGGCAATGGGAGACAGACGAGGAGACGCGAGCATTGAATGCCCGTATTACGTAAACCAAAAAGGGAAGTGCATCACCTGTAAGGGAGGCTTGGATGAAAAAGGCAAAACTGTGACCAACTTCCGAACAGAGGCGAAGAGAAAAGAATTCATGGGGCACTATTGCCAAAGATACTACGCGCTGTGTCCTTTGGTCAAGTCAAATGACCACGCATTAGGCTTTGACAGGCCCGACGAGAGGCAACCGAGAAGAAAAACCGAGTAAAAACGACCCGACGACTGGTAAAACTACCAGAATCGTCGGGTTTTCTTGTCCGAAAATGAACGAATTGTAAATTCGTAAATTTTGGGGCTCGGGATTTTTTTGAAAAATGTGCTATGATATGGGCAAAGACAGCAAACTGCACACTCTGCACACCGCCGCGAGCGCACAGCGGCGCGGGCACGGGTGCGGGCGTGCGCGTTTATGTGATAAAACCCCACGAAAGGAGGGATTGAGTGGCAAGAGGCGTTAAAATCGAGGATTGGGAGACGGAAGAGGCATTGGCCTTGCTCAAATCGGTGTCGTCGCTGACGATGGAGGAGATCGCCACAAGGGTGATCGGTCTCAAGAGCCGCAGGACGCTCTACAATTGGTGCCGGAAGTCGGAGGCCATCAATAAGGCCCTCCAGCAAAAGGTGGACGAGGAGACGAGGCGCGAGGTGGAGGCCGAGCTGCTGAAGAGCTGCTTCGACCGAAAGATGAAGATCAAGACAAAAAAGCAGGCTCTGGATCGGGACGGCGTGGTGCATGATCTGGTTGAGGAGCGGGAGATCGCCCTCCCGGCGGACTTCCGCGCCCAGGCCTACGTGCTGAACAACCGAGCCCCCGGGCGGTGGAGCCAGAAGCCTGTGGTGGAGGCCACAGATGAAGAATACGTCGGCTTTATCCCTGCCCCTGAAGTAGAGGCCGCGCTGGCAAATGCGGAGGATCCCACAGATGGCTGTTAAGCTCGGGGATATTTACCAAGGCCGTAAGGCTGTCTGGGTGCCACAGCCGAGACAGGCTGTATTCATGGCACGCGGGGAGGACGAGGTTCTCTTCGGAGGAGCGGCGGGTGGCGGCAAGAGCGACGTGCTGGTGGCCGAGGCATTGCGGCAAGTCCATATCAAGCACTACAAGGGCCTGATCCTGCGTAAGACGTACCCGCAGCTCACCGAGCTGATCGACAAGACCTTAAATCTGTACCCACAGATTTTTCCAAAAGCCAAGTACAATTCGACCACCCACACGTGGCGGTTCCCGTCGGGGGCGAAGATTATATTCGGGTCGCTCCCGCACAGCAAGGACAAATACAACTATCAGGGACAAGCCTATGACTTCATAGGGTTTGACGAGCTGACACAGTTCACCTACGACGAGTACATCTATCTGGTCTCGCGTAACCGCCCGAACGGCCCCGACACGCGAGTCTATATGAGAGCAACGGCCAACCCGGGCGGCATCGGTCACGGATGGGTCAAGGATCGGTTCATTACCGCCGCCCCACCCATGACGACCGTGTGGGAGGTGGTAAAGGCGAAGCTCCCCAACGGGGAAGAGAGAGCCTTGAAGCGGTCGCGGATCTTCGTGCCGTCTCTCTTGACAGACAACGAGGCTCTGATTCGCAATGACCCCGGATACATGGCCCGTCTGGCCTCCCTGCCCGAAGCACAGCGCAAGGCCCTGCTCTACGGTGACTGGGACAGCTTCTCTGGGCAGGTATTCACCGAGTGGCGCAACAATCCCGACCACTACGCGGATCACCGGTGGACGCACGTGATCGACGAGTTTGAGCCGCCCGCATGGTGGAGCTACTATCGATCCCTGGACTGGGGATACCGCAAGCCCTTCTCCATCGGATGGTGGGCCGTGGATAACGACGGCGTGGCGTACCGCATTCTGGAGTGGTACGGATGCGAGCGGGACAACCCCGACACAGGTCTGCAAATGGAGCCGTCCGAGGTATTCCGACAGGTTGCCGCCCTGGAGCGCACTCACCCATACCTCAAAGGACGAAAGATCCACGGCGTGGCCGACCCCGCGATCTGGCAAACCCAGACGGGCGTCAGCGTGGCCGAGGAGGCTACCAAGCAGGGCGTATACTTCACGCCGGGCGACAATAGCAGACTCGCGGGCTGGATGCAACTCCACGAACGCCTGCGTTTTAACGAAGAAGGCGTGGCGGGGATGTATATTTTCAAGACCTGCCGCGACTTCATCCGCACGTTTCCTGCGCTCGTGTTTGATGAGCGGCACGTGGAGGACGTGGCCACCGATACGGAAGATCACCAGGGCGACGAGGCTCGCTACTTTGCGATGGCCCGACCCATCACCGCCAGGGTGCCCCAGGCAAGACCTGCGGCGATCTACAATCCCCTGAGATAAGGAGACACAATGAACGATAACAACAAGAAGCAGCTGACCGACGACGAGCGGATCAAGATTGGCCAGGCGAGGCTGACGGCGTTCCGTTCGGCTAAGGCGGCCATCAACGCCCAGATCAAGGACAACGAGACATGGTTCCGTTCCCGCCACTGCACGACCATGTACGAGGAGGCCCCGAAAACACCGGGAGACCCCCTTGAGACGGGAAACAGAAAGGCGGGAAATGTGGAGATCAAGCCTGCGTCTCCGTGGCTCCTGAATGCCATCAAGAATAAGCATGCCGACGGCATGGATAACGTGCCCCGCGCCAACTTCATCGCCCGCGAGGAGGGAGACGAGGAGGAGGCATACGTGCTTGGTAAGATCATGCCGGCACTGCTTACCCGTGTAGACTTTGAGCGGGTCTATAGCAACATCCAGTGGACAAAGCCAATCCAGGGCTGGGCGGTGTACGCGGTCACATGGGATGCGGACGCGGAGGACGGTATGGGGGAAATATCCATCAAGGATGCAAACATCCTCAACCTCTACTGGGATCAGGAGGCCACCCACATCCAGGACTCCTCCGACGTGTTCTACGTCCACAAGACAGACCCGGAGACCCTGCGGCGGGAATACCCCGACGTGGACTTCTCCAAGCTGGCGGCAAAGGGAGGCGAGCAGGTGGACACCTACGCCGACAACCCCCAGAACACCGAGAGCGAGGATCTGACCATCGTGGACTGGTACTACAAGGCCCGCAACTCCGCTGGCAAGCGGGTGGTGCATCTCTGCCAGTACGTGCAGTCCGTGATGCTCTCCTGCACCGAGACAAACGATGCCACGGCGGAGAGCGGTCTGTATGACCATGGTATGTACCCCTTTGTGTTCGATGTGCTCTACCCTCTGGCTGGACAGCTGGCGGGCTTCGGAGAACTGGCCACGGGCAAGAACAAGCAGGCCTACATTGACAAGCTGGAGGCTATCGTGCTCCAGAACGCCTTGTGGTGCACTAAGCCCCGCTATCTGGTATCGCGCTCGGCGGGAGTCAATCCCAATGACTTCGCAGATCAGAGCAAGATGATCGTGGAGTACGATGGCAACCTACAGAACAAGCCCGAGCCCATTGAAGTACCGGTCTTGAACGGGAACGTGCTCTCTCTCCTCTCTATCATGACTGAGGAGCTGAAGGAGACCACGGGTTCGCGGGACGTAGCCATGGGAGGAACCACGGGCGGAGTGACGGCAGCTTCTGCAATCGCCGTCATGAATGAGTCCAGCGGCAAGCTCAGCCGAGCCTCCAACCGCGGATCCCACTGGGCCTTTCGTGAGGTGATCATGATGGTGGTGGAGCTGATCCGTCAGTTCTACACCGAGGAGCACAAGTTCCGCATCACGGGCGACGGCCAGACGGCCTACGTGTCCTACTCTAATAAGTTCCTCACCGCCCGCCGCATGGCGGATGCCGAGGGACGGGTCACGGCGGGAGAGCCCCACAGAGCTCATTTCGACATCGAGGTGACCTCCGAAAAGAGCACCAGCTACAGCAGGTTGCAGCAAAACCAGCTCACGCTGGAACTGTACGGAGCAGGCTTCTTCGATCCCAACAACGCACCCGCCGCCCTGGCCGCCATGCAGGTCATGGATTTCGACGGGCAGGAGGACATGATCCGCATGATCAGCGAAAACGACACCCGTGCCGAGAAGATCGCCGCCTTGGGCGAGTACGCCCAGACCCTGGGCAGTGCCATCGATCAGATCAACGCCCAGCGCGGGATCCAATCCAATTACGCACAGCAGACCCAAGCCATGGTGCAGGGGCTTCTGAGCGGAGGCGGGAGCGGTTCCGTGGCAGAGATGCCGGCAGATCTTCCCGGAGGCCCTACGGGCATCGTAGCCAAGGCCAGAGAGGAGGCGGCGAGCGTCAGCACGCCGACCTAACATGATCCACGTGAAGCTGGTGACCAATGAGGCCAAGAGGTCTCTGGAGCTGTACGCCGAGGGCCACGCGGGATACGCGCAGGCGGGCGAGGACATCGTCTGCGCGGCGGTATCCATCCTCTGCTTCTCGCTGGAGGCTTACCTTCTGTGCAAGCCCCGTGAGTGGTTCTCGGCGATGGACACAGAGAGGGGAGACGGATACACCCGTATCACCGCGGAGGTCAAAAACTCGCAGGATTACGCGCTCGTTACAGAGGCGATCACGCCCGCGAGGCTGGCTCTATCACGACTGACCCACGAATTTCCCAGACGTCTGGTCTTCTTGGATATAACCCAATAAGGGAATATATACGGCGCGTCCACGTTACGGACAGTTTTTCGAGGTGCCCGCGTTAAGGGCAGAAAGGAGCGCACATGCGCAAGACAAATCAAAACGAGGCGGCCAAGCTGCTGCGACTCGGTCTGCAGTTCTTCGCGGAGGGGGACGGCGGCGCGGGGAGCGGCGCGGCGGCTTCGGGGGCAGCAGGACAGCCCGCAACGGGCGGTCAGCCGTCTAACGCCCCGACGGCAAGCGGCAACGACACCGGGAACGGAAACGGTACGGGACAGCCTGCGGGCAAGACCTATACCGACGAGGACGCGGCGGCGGTTGCCAAGCAGTTCGGCCTCATGAACTATGAGACCGCCAAGGGGCGGTTCAAGGGGGCCTTGGACAAGGCACACAAGCACGACGACATGAGTCTGCGCCTGGGCGCACTGGCCAAGCGGTACGGCCTGGAGGCCGGAGCCAAGGCTGAGGACGTGCTGGCGGCAATCGAGAGTGACCGCGGATACATCGAGAAAAAGGCAAGAGAGCTGGGCACCGACAACGAGACCGCAGAGCGGTACGTCAGCATGGAGGAGCAGCTGGCCAGGATCGAACGCGAGAAGCTGGACGAGAGCGACCGCCAGGCCATGAAGAAGCTCTCCGAGCAGGAGCAGGCTGTCAAAGCCGTATATCCCGATTTCGACCCCGAAAAGGCGGCGGATAATCGGGTTTTCAAGGCTCTTGTGGACAGCGGCGTTCCCATGCTGGATGCTTACCGTGCGGCCTACTCGGCGGATCTGACCGCCAAGGCGGTGGAAGCGGCCAAGGCAGATGCCAAGAAAGAGGCCATGGAAGAGTACAAGCGTAACGGAGGCCGTCCTCGCGAGGGCGCGTCTGCGGGAGGCGGTACCAACGTCGGAAACGTCGGAAAGCCCATGACCAGGGAAGAGGCCCGAAGCATCATCAAGAAATACACAATCTAACGACTCCTCCGCAGAAAAGGAGCTAAAAATGAACACCAACATCAACAACGTATACGAGGTAGTCCTCGCAATCCCCTTCAACCTGCAGAGATTTGCCGGCGTAACCTTCGATCAGAACAACCTGTCCGCAGGCGGAGCAACCGGCGCAGGCGGTACCGTGACTCCCGCCTACTCCAACGATCAGACCATGTACACCCGCAGCGAGGGACTGGAGGCCGAGTTCCAGCAGGCCATCGAGGTAGACTTCCTTGATGGCCACAAGGCCAATCTGCCCTTTGAGCAGTTCGCCGAGACCTATTCGGTGCCTCTCAACGCGGGCACACTGACCGGTACCATCTACGTGGTGGATCACCTGGATCCCATCGAGATCCCTCTGACCGAGGGTAAGGCCCCCAACCCCCACGCCGTCAACATCCGCGCCAAGACCATTCAGCTGGAGCAGTTTGCGGACTGGGCACGAATCACCGACGTGGCTGATAAGGTCTCCCTCCACCGCATCCTGAGCATCACGGCCGGTAAGCATAAGTACCAGTCCGCCCAGACCAAGACGAGACTGACCCGCAACGCGCTGATGGCCGATACCTCGGCAAGATATGCGTCTGCGGTTACCCGCAACGTTGAGGGTAAGCCCACCGCCGAGACCGAGGTGCTGAGCATCGCAGATATGACCAAGGACTGCACCCTGTCTGTCAAGGAGGTTCAGAAGGTCGTTCAGTGGCTGAGAGGCAATAACATCGAGCCTCTGCCCGGCGGCGACTACGCCATGATGATCCATCCTGATACCGAGTTCGACCTTTCCCGCGATCCCGAGTACACCGCCATGCATCAGTACACCGACACCAAGCCCCTGTTCCAGGGTGAGATCGGCAAGATCCGCGGTATGCGCTTTATCTCCTCCACGGAGGCCGTCCGCGTTACCCAGAACAAGGACTCCGGCAAGGTGGACACCTACGGTCCTGTCGGTCTGAAGCTGTACCACCATCTGGCGTTCGGTGCCAAGGCGTTTGGTATGCTGAAGCTGGGAGAGACGGACGTCGAGTACATCATGAAGGGCTTCGGCTCTGCTGGCACGGCCGATCCTCTGAACCAGGTTGCAACGGCAGGCTGGAAGTTCTTCACGGGCGCGGGCTCTGCCGATGAGCTGGCCATGTGTGACCTCATCACCGCCGCCAGCAATCCCATCGGTGCGCTGAACTAAGACCCCGTAAGAGGAGAAAGGAGAAAGCAATATGGCAGAAGTAAAGAAGAGAGATCTGAACGAGATCGTTGAGCTGTATATCCCCTACAACGAGGCCGACCGCAAGGACAAGTCGGTGATCATCGCGGTCAACGGTAACGCCTATCAGATGGAGCGGGGCAAGACCCACAAGGTGCCTCTCTACATCAAGCTGGAGTATGAACGGAGACAGCAGATGATCCATGATCGGAACCAGTACATCGAGAAGGTCAAGAAGGAGATGGAGGATCGCCAGCGCGAGACCGGCATGAAAGTCTGACCACCAATCACACCGAGGGCGGGGGCTTACGCCCCTGCCCTTTTGCAAAGAGAAGAAAGGAGAAAACACATGACTATCGAACAGGCAATCGCCAGAATTGACAGACTCTATCCAAATGACGTTGACCCTCTGGTCAAGATTGGTTGGCTGGAGTCTGTGGACAAATACGTCCATCATAACGTGATCGCGGTACGCGAGGGCGGGGACAAGGCGGTGGAGCCTGTCTACGTCAACATGAGCGAGGGAGATTTTCCCGCCGTGAGCGGGACGACAACTCTGCTCGTACCCGCCCCGTGGGACGAATGCTACGTATTCTACCTGCAGGCGCAGATCTTCTACGAGCAGAGGGAGATCAAGAAGTACGGAAGCGCGATGCAACTGTACAACCAGACCATGAGCGAGTTCACGGCGCACTACTTCCACGATCACCGTCAGCTGAGCAACGTGCGCCCCCGATTCGCCTGAAGGAGGTAAGATATGCCCTACAAGCTACCCGAGCTGTACGACGAGGATACGTCGCGCACGAGCATCGACACCTTCCTCGGCGTCAACAAAACCCCCCGCATCGGTGACGGAGAATTCTCCGATATGCAGAACCTCACCTCCGACTATTTCCCCAATCTGGCCGTGCGCCCGAGGCGTGGTAAGCCCTACCTGCCGTTGGCCAAAAATCCCAGAAGCATTTCGGTCTACGCCGGGGATGACGGCCTGTTCTATCCCGTTTACGTGGACGAGATGGAAAACGGGAGCGGCGAGACCGTGACGGGTATCGTGCTGCACAACGTGGACTCGGGAAAAATACACAAGATCCCGCTTGGACTTGCGCCGGATGGAGACAAGCAGATCATTACCATGGGCGCGTACCTCATCGTACTGCCCGACATGATGTACGTCAACACCAAAAAGCCGAATGACTACGGCCCCATATCCGCCGCGTTGAACGCCGAGACGGCTTTCCCCGGGATGGAGTACGCCTACCTGACGGCGGACATGGTGGTCTGCGACGAGCATGGCGTACTGCCCAAGTACGTCCAGCAGGCAGACCCCAGCGAGACGGTGGCCATCGACGCGGTAAAAAACGGCGAGATGTGGCATCAGGTCGGCATGGAGGATGCTCTCTATCGATGGGATGAGGACAGACCCGGGTGGGTCAAGGAGCCGTCCTACCTTCGCGTGACCATCGGAGGGCAATCGTCATCTTTTGCGGTCGGCTCTGTCCTGAATTTCCGCGAGCCGCTGAAGGCCGGAGACAGCGTGGTGGTCAGTGGACTGTACCGCGAGGGGATTCTGGGCGAGGGTGGCGTGAAGGATGGCCCTCATCAGGTGGCGTGGGTGGAGGACTACAAGGCTCCCGAGGGAGTCATCGGAAACGGTCAGGTCATTGTACTGCCCGGAACGAGCTATGACGCATCACTCCGTTTTACCGATTCGGACGGCGTGAGCCGTATCGAGATCAAGCGGTGGATTCCCCGCATGGATATGGTGTGCGAGAACGCAAACCGCCTGTTCGGATGCCGCTACGGCGACGACGGGCAGGGGAATTTCGTCAACGATATTTACGTCTCGGCGCGGGGGAGCTTCCTTCGCTGGGGCGTGGGCACGGGAACGGACGACTCCCCCATGATCTTCAACGTGGGCATCGACGGCGCGTTCACCGGTGCCATCACCTACGACGGATATCCCACCTTTTTCAAGGAGCGGGCCATGCTCCGCGTCGGCGGGTATGCCCCCGCAGACTTCACCCTGTACGACTCCAGGTGTCTCGGCGTTGCCCCCGGATGCGGGAGGAGCCTTGCCGTGGTGGAAAACACTCTCTATTACAAGTCCAGGGGCCCCGTCATGGCCTTTGACGGCTCGGCACCCGTCCCCGTATCCGATAAGCTGGGGAGCCTGTACGACCTGCCATTTGCCGTGGGCGGTGCCTGCGGGCGGAAATACTACGTATCCATGCGGAGCTACGACGGTAAGAAAAAGCACATGTACGTGCTGGACACGGCCTTGGGGTTGTGGCACAGTGAGGACGCGATCTACGCCGACTCCATGGCTGAGGACGGCGATAATATGTACATCGCCTCCGAGGGCGAGGTGTGGCACGTAAGGGAGTCTGATGCATATAAGGAGACGGCCGCCATCCCGTGGTACGCCGAGAGCGGTCTGATCGGACTGGAAAGCCCGGACAAGAAGTACCTCGTCAAGCTGGCCGTCCGGTTGCGGCTGGATCCCGGCGCATCGGCGCGGGTATCGGTGCAGTACGACTCGTCTCACGTCTGGAAGCAGGTGTGGGCCACAGTGTCCGATTCACTCAAGACCGTGACGGTGCCTGTTCTGCCCATCCGATGCGATCACATGAGGATCCGCATCGAGGGCGTGGGGGCTTGCCGGATCTATTCCATCACAAAAACTTTCGAAGCGGCGGAGGATTGGTAAATGAAACACGAGATCAATAAATGTCCGCCCCTAAAGGGGACGGTGGAGCAGAAGCTGGAGCAGCTGCGCACCCACCAGAACCGAGTGGTGGACGAGCTGACCAAGACCGTAAGCGCGCTTGAGCGGGAGCTGGAGCGCATCAAAAAGGAGGCCAACGCCAAATGAACAAAATCACACTGGACGAATACATTAAGAGGAGAAAGAGAGGCTCGGCAGTCTACAGCTCTCGTCAAGACCAATACGGGCAGGGAATGAGCTACGGGCAGCCGACAGCCCCTCAGACGCAACTGCCCGCCAATCAGAACGGGCAAGTCCCCGTCTACCGCCCAAACCAATGGAGCAGACCAACCATGGTAAATGCCCCGGCCGCGGTACAGCCGGAGACGCCCGCGATTGACGCAACCAAGCCGACAGACGGAGCGGGGAGCAACGTCCTCACCTGGGACGATCAGATCGACCTTGAGATCCAGGCAGCCGCCAAGAAGGTGCTGGAGGTCAGCAACCGAAAATTTCAATACAATTCCTACGAAAGCCCCATCTACAGCATCATGCGCCAGGAATACCTCAAGGAGGCCGACCTGGCCGCAGGACGAGCTACCGCGGCGGCCGCGCAGAACGCGGGAGGCTTCGGCTCCAGCTTCGCTGTCATGGCGGGAGAGGAAGCCAGACGACAGGTCATGGAGGGCTTCCACGATCAGGAGGACGAGCTGTACGCGGCGGCGCAGTCGGAGTTTGAGGCCGAGCGGGCGAGTGCGTTTGACAACTACCTCAAGCTCCGGGAGCTGAAGGCCATGGAGCAGGATGCCAAATCCGAGGCGGCTCTGGCGGCGAGCGGCATGACCGAGGGCGCGGCAGAGGCATCCGAATACCTCAAGACCACCTACGGCATGGAATACTCCGAGAACGCCATGCGGCAGGACCTTCTCAGCAAGGGATACTCCGAAGCTGACGTCAACGCGGCTCTGGAGAGCCAGCGGAAGATGGTTGGCAGCACCATAACCGATTACAAGGCGGGAGACATTGCATCCGCCCTCGGACAGGCGAGCGCGTTGGATGAAGCGTACAGAACCGGCCAGTTGAACGACGAAGAGTACAAGGCAGCAAAGGACGATAATGCGAAGATCATTATGAGCAACGTAAAGGCTGGAATGGATCGAATTGATGATGTGGACTACGAGGGTCTTGGAATCCCTGAAGAGGAATGGGGAACCATGAATGACAGCGAGAAGAAGCTGAGAGTTCTTGACGAAGCCGGCAGACTGGTAAAGAAAGGAATCGTAAGCCATTCGGAATACTTCCAGATTGTAACCAACGAGGTCAAGGCAGATCTGAACGATATTGCAGAAGACGTAAGAGGAGGCATAGACAAGAACAAAGACCGTTTGTCTGTTGCGGTTGTTGTCCAGGATATGTACGACAACGGATACCTCTACGAGGGGGCGTACAACTACCTCATGTTTAAGACGATCCTGCCCGAGATGAACATCAAGGAGCTGAGGGACATGTACAAGAACAACGAAACTGCAAAGCAGATGAGTTACAGCCAGGATATGCACGACGCCGCGGCGGTATTGCTGAATCATTACAACGAAAGCGAAACAACGGAAGAAAAGAAGACAACCAAAACGTACACGGGCAAAATGACTTGGACGAGGTGATGTATGGCTGAAAAACGAGTAAGCGCCTTCAAGAGAGAAGGCGCAAAGTATAGCCGGGCGACCAAGAAAAAGCAGGTAGAAAAGCCGAGAGCGAGCTTGATTGACACCGGGAAAAATAAGGGAGGGCTAAAGGGCGCTGTGGGCTACGCCGCTGCCCGCGCCGGCACCGACTTCCTCCGCGTAGGCGAAGGCGTTGTAGACGCCGCCCTCGTCCCCGTTGACCTCATCACCGGCAACGTAGAGCAGGCCAAGTCCCGCTTCATGGACTCCCCCGTGGATGCCATGCGTGAGCGGTTGGATGAGCGGTACAACCCCGGCAAGGGAATGCAGTTCGTCGGCGACATCGCCGGCGGCATCGGCCAGTCCGTGGGCTACGGTCTCATCTCGGCTATCCCCTACGCAGGAACGCCCATGATGTACTCCTCCATTGTGGAGCAGGGCATCTCCTCCGCCGCCGAGAAGACCGGCAAGGTCGGACTCAAAGAGATCGGCTACGGTGCGACCGTGGGTGCCATCGAGGGCACGCTGGAAAGCAAGCTGGGCGCGGGCGTGAATGCCGCCAAGGGCATCGGCTCCGCCATCCTGAAGAAGACGGGTCTCAACGTGGCCGAGAGTGCCGCCAAGGCGGGAGGAAAGTCGCTCCTCAAGACTCTGGCGATTGACACCGCCAAGGGATTCGCGGGAGAGTTCGGCGAGGAGTTTATCTCCGAGGCTGTGGATCCGAAGCTTCAAAACATCTGGGGAATCGACAAGGATGCGCGATTCTCTTTCAAGGACTCTTTCCGCGCAGGTATCGTCGGCGGTATCTCGGGTGGAGCAATATCCATCGGGCCCTCCGCGATCAACTATAAGACCGCCGTAAGAGTGGGCAGAGCCCTCCAAGAGAGCCGCCTGGACGGCGAGCTGATCAAGAGAGCCAGATACACCCTTTCCGCCCTGGAGGCCGCACAGACGCGCTCTACGAGCCAAATAAAGGGCAAGCCCGAGGGGGACACCAAAGAGACCGCCAAGGAGTGGCTGTCCCGCACCGCCGAGAACCGCAAGGTAAAGCGACTGTCTAAGGAGACGGCGCAGCTGGCCGACAAGATCCGCCGCAACGTCGCCGCCTACGAGAACAGCATGAAGGATCCTGCCATGGCGCAGTCCGAACCCGTGGCCGCCATTCTGGGTGAGCTTCGCGGAAACCTGTTTTTGGTGGGCTACGCCTACGAGGCCGACGTGATCGAGCAGGTCATGATGGAGGCCGACGACAAGCAGAGACAGGCCTTCGTGGACGCCATCAACGAGGAGCTGGCCGCACAGGGCAAGAAGCACGACTACACCCTGGCCGACTTCGACGCCAACGTGGACGACATCCGCAGAGGACTGGCAGGCCGCCTGATGATGGACGAGCTGCAGGGCAATACCGCCGAGGGCGGCGCAGAGACCGCGCAGAAGCCCGCACAGGCCGCCACAAGCCCGTGGGACGGCATGGCCGATAATGAGGACATGAGCGGTTACAAGGCCAACGGTGAAGCAGAGAACGCCCTCCTGAAGGCCGCTGTGAATCAGAGTGTCCCTCGCGGATCTGTGCAAGCCATGCTGGACGAGTTCCGCAAGGGCACCAACCTCACCCCCGAGGAGTTCGCGGCGGGCTGGTCGGACGGCGCACACATCTACGGGCGGTACGGACTCAACGTGGACGAGGCGTCGCCCCTGTCCCGCATGAGCCCCGAAGCCCGAGAGGCGGCCATGAAATTCGGTCGGGAGACCGAGGAGGCCGAGCGCAAGGCCGCAGAGGAAAAGGCCAAAGCAAAGAAAAAGCCCGCCGCGCAGGCAGGAAAGAAGGGAACCGTGGTGCGGGGCGAGGGACTGAACGTTCAGAAGCTCTCGGACGAGCAGTACGCCGCCTACAAGGCCGCCGAGGTGCTGGCCGAGGTGCTGGGCACGGATATCGTCATCGAGACCAAGATCCTCACCAAGAAGGGCAAGGAGGCCAACGGCTACTACGACAGTAGAGACAACACAATCCACGTCAACATCAACGCCCTGCGCAACGGAAAGAACGTCGCGCTGTACACCCTTGGCCATGAGATCACCCACTACATCAAGGAGTGGTCGCCCCAAAAGTTCGAGGCTCTGGCCGACTTCGTGCTGGAGCAGATGGGCGTGGATGCCGAGACCGCCATCGCCGACAAGCTGGCATCCCTCAAGCGGCTGGGTGTCGTCAAGGACACCATGACCGTAGCCGAGGCCAACGCCACGGCCCGCGAGGAGCTGGTGGCCGAGGGCATGGAGCTGGTGCTGACCGACGGCAAGGTGCTCACGGAGCTGGCCAAGACCGACAAGAGCCTGTGGGAGAAGATCCGCGACTGGTTCTTCGACATCATCGGGCAGATCCGACGCAGCTGGCAGGATCTGAATCAGGCCTCCAAGACGGCGCAGGTTCTGAAGGAGACGGTGGAGTCTCTGGAGGAGATCGAGCGGTTGTTTACGGAGGGCGTGAGAGAGGCCGGAGAGAGGACGAGGACGGCGGGGACGAATACGGATGCCACTGGAGACGGAAGAAAAATATATGCGTTTAAGGGATACGCTGATGACGGCAAAAAAATCTATGAGGGAAATTTCCCGAAGGGAACGCCAAAGGCTGCAAAATCTGAAAGAATTTTGAATTACATTCAAAATGTATGGTCAAAAAAGCCTATACCTCTGGTGATTTCGAACGGAGAAACATCAAGAACTATATACGCACAATTTGATCCTACCATGGACGAAACGCAAAACATCCCGTCGGATGCGAGCAAGCTCGCCGGAGGAAATAGACACGGTACTCACTCGGAACAAAGAATAACTCTTGATCTGGCAGATGACTACTATGATATTGCATCATCGGCCTCCTACAACTACTCGAAACTTGAAACCGGAAAAGAATTGGAAACGCATGACGGAGTCATCATGTGGCACTATTTTGTGGAAGATATTTATTTTTCGGAATACGGAAGCGAAGAGACAATTCCATTCACTGTTACAATCAATGTGAAAGAAAAAGCAAACGGCGATTATGTTTACAGCTTTAACGCAGAGAAAGAGTCCTCCACCCGGCGGACTTTACATGCCGACGTAAACACCCGTAAGGGCGCCAATGGAGAACTCTTTCTTGATGATAGTATAACACAACCCGACGGTTCTGTCAATACCTCCTCTGAAAATTCCCCCGAAAATATTTACGACACCGAAGACGGCGTCATGATCGACCCCGCAAGCGGCACCGCCATGCTGTCGGTGGACGACATCCCCAAAACCGAACAGGAGATCGACGATGCCGTCAACCGTCTGGTGAAGAAGCTGGGCGTGGACGAGTCCCGAGCCCGCCAGTGGGTAAAGGACGAGATCTCTCTCGCCACCCTGATCCTCCGAGACGACATGGTAGACTACGCGCACCGCAAGGCAGACCGCCGTCTCACCGCCATCGTCAAGAACAGTGACTACAAGCAGGGCACGCTGGACTTTTCCAACATCTGCCGCAAGCGCAGAGAGTACACCCGCATGATGCAGCGCATCCAGCAGGCGTTCCCCAACCGCCGCTTCACGGCAGAGGAATTCGCCACCATTCGTAAGATCATGGTGGACGAGGGCCTGGAGGTGGCCTGCGGTCTGTGCTACGTGGAGGATCGCCGACAGAACGAGGGCTACATTGCGGAGACCTTCCAGAGGGCCGTAGAGGCCTGGAGAAAGGGCAACCGAGACACCTACTACGATACCAAAAACAACGTGGAAAGCGCCTACAACAAGGGACAGGCCAAGGCAATGGCCATGCTGGAGGGTGGAGACTACGTGCCGACCATCGCGGATCTGACCACGGTAGAGGGAATGGAGAAGCTCCAGCGTGAGTATCCCGACATTCTCCGAGCATGGCGCGGCTTCAACAACGCACGAGGCATGGCATCTGCCAGACTCCTGACGGGTGAGGCTGAATACCAGCGACAGATCCTCAAGTACAGCAAGGCGCGAGTCAAGCAGATCAATGATCTCGGCGGCCTTCGTGTCTTCTCTTTCTCGGACTTCGAGGAGTTCCACCTGATCGACATCATCCAAGCCGTGCAGGATTGCGCGGCCATGGGTATCAAGATCCAGTTCTACACCAAGGTGCCGAGCTTTGCGCTGCTCATGAAGGACACCAAGGCCAAGGGTAACCTCAGCCTGATCCCCAAGGGCGACCTTGGATACGTCATGATGAACGGCAAGCCGGTTTTGGCCTACGATCCCGTGGAGGGTATCGACTTCAACGATCCCGCCTTTAAGAAGGTGGTGAGAGGTAACCCCAACATCGGTACCATTCTGGTGGGCATAAATGACACCCAGATCCGTGCGGCTATGGCCGACAACTACATCGACTACATCATCCCGTTCCATTCGGGACAGTCGGAAGTGGTGCGCCAGATCAAAAAGATCGGCAAGTGGAAAAACTACAAGAACGATCAGGTTGACAAGCCGTGGGACTCCAGCAGCAAGGCCAAGCCCGTGAACGTCTACACCGACGTGATCGCCGCCGCCGAGCGAGAGGGAGACCCCATCCGCAACGAGAGACAGTTCGTGGAGCGGTTCCTCAAGGTCTGCGAGGAGCGAGGCCTGCGCCCGCGATTCTCCCAATTCCTCAACACCAATGCCGAGGGCAAGTACGTCTACACCAAGGGCTACTACAAGCTGCTCCTTGACTTCAAGATGTTTGATAAGGACGGCACCTACCTGCCCCAGGAGCCTGTCATCCCCGAATTCGACGCGGATCTGCTACACGAGCTGACCAAAAAGTACGTAGCTGGGGAAAGAGCCAAGACCGAGGCAGAGAGCCCTGCATTCCAGCGAGCACTGGAGAGGGTGGAAGCAGAGGTCGTGGGTGATGATGAGGGGAGGATGTACTCCATCGACGAGGACCCCGACACGGCCTACCTTGCCGCCGTAGAGCGCGGGGACATGGAGACGGCGCAGAAGATGGTGGACGAGGCGGCGAAGAAGGCAGGATACACCGAAGAGGTTTTCCATGGTATGGGAGGCCGATACAACACCTATAAATCGGGAAACGGGCAATACGGAGCGGGAGTATATTTTACTGTAGACGAAGGAATTGCACGTGGTTATGGAAAGGTCGTAGATCACCTCTACGTAAAGGTAGGTAAAATTGCAGACTACGACGATGCCTACAAAGTTCTTGGAAAAACAGAAGATCAAACGCTGGACGAGTTTGCACAATCGCTTGGATTCCCGGACTTTGACGAAATGGCCAACGATTGGGATAACGACCCGACAGACGTGGCAAGCAATCCGGAACTGATCGACCTGCTGAGAAACAAAGGGTTCGAGGGATTCGTGGACGACGGAAACGCAGGGTTTGTTCTGTGGGATTTTGACGGCATTGCATACCGTATCAAATCCGCCGACCCCGTAACCTACGACGACAACGGCAACGTGATCCCCCTGTCGGAGCGGTTCAAGGAGGACAACCCCGACATCCGCTACTCCATCGACGAGACCCCCGAAACCACAGACGTCTCCGATTCTGCCTTCGACGAAGCCCTCCGCCGAGCGGGCCTGTACCATCTCGTAGAGGACACCGCCGAGACAGAGGACACCGAGACCGCCCCTCCTCCCCGCAAAGCACCCCAAGAGCGCGACCCCGAGGAAGTCCGCCGCGACCGTATCCGCGCCCACGAAACCCTGGCCAACGCCCTCATGGAAGCCGCGCAAAACGAGCATGAGTTCCGGCTGGTAAAGAACTACCAGCAGAAGGCCGCCGAGCTGGCCGACGCGGAAGTACGCAAGGAGGATCTCCGCAGGAAGACCGCCGAGGTCAACCGCGAGATCGACACACTGCAAAGCAAGCTGAAGGGCGTTGACAAGACCGAGCGAGAACCGTGGGTCATGACCGCGCTGACGGATGCCCAGAAGCGCAAGGGCGAGCTGCTCGACGAGATGGATGCCCTGGACGAAAAGCTCCGCGCCGAGACCGACAAGCTCCTGTCCCTTGCCTCCACCAAGCAGCTTCGCAAGCTGATCCGCACCGAGCGATCCAAGGCCGCCGCCATGGAGCGGTCGGCCGAGAGAGCCCGAGAGTACGCGGACAAGAGGGTCGAACGAGCCAAAGCCGAGTATGAAGCGCGGGAAGAGTACAAGGAGAACCGCCGCGAGATGTCCGTCCGTGAGCGGGTAGCCCGCCGCGTAGTTGGGCGCATGAACACCATGTTCTACAACCCGACCAAGACCAAGCACGTGCCCGCAGATCTGCAAGCCCTTGTGGAAGCGGTCTTGAAATCCGAAAATCTGGACACCTTCAAGGAGACTCGGAAGAATCTCCGGCAGATGGCCGAGATGGAAAGCGAGATCGAGAAGCTGGAGCAGAACCCCGCAAGGACGGCCAAGGAGCAGGAGAAGCTGGACAAGCTCCACTACAAGTACGCCATGTTTGAGGACGAGGGGATGGACGCCAAGAGCCAAGCCGTAGCCCTGTACACGGCATTCAAGGAGTGGATGGAGCGGAGACCGCCCGACTTGCAGGACAAGGCCCTGCTGGAGCAGATGTCGGCTGATATCGACGCCATGCAGGACACGCCTCTGTCGGTCATGAGCATGAAGTCTCTGGAGGCTGTGGAGGATTTCTACAAGGAAATTTACCATCAGGTCAACACGGTCAATCAAGCCTTCGCCACCGAGAAGGCCGCGAGCATCGACGAGATGAGCACCGAGGCCAACACCCAGGTCAAGGAGGCCAAGGAGCTGAAATTCCTGTCGCCGAGATCCCGCGAGTGGGCGGCGTTGGCGGGTATTCGCTCCTTCCTGTGGAAGAATATGAAGCCCTTGACCGTATTCGAGGCCATCGGATCCGATAAGCTGATGGAGATCTTCCGACGGGTGCTGGATGCCGAGGACGTGTGGATCACCGACGTTCTGGAGGCCAAGGACGCGCTGGATGCGGCCAAGGCCAAGCACGGCTACAACAAGTGGGATCTCAAGCAGAGACGAGAGATCACCACGGCGGACGGCTCCAAGGTGTCTCTCACCCTCGGTGAGATGATGTCCCTGTACGCCTACATGTTCCGTGAGCAGGCTGAGGAGCACTTGAGCGCGGGCGGCTTCGTCTTCGCTCCCAACGCCAAGGCCATTGAGAGCTTCAAGGGCGATAAGGTCAAGTACACGAGCCATCTCAACGACCAGAAGCCTCACCGTATGCGCAAGGAGGACATTGCCAAGATGTCCGATATGCTGACGGAGGAGCAGAGAGCCTACGCCAAGACGGTGCAGGAGTATCTGACGAGCCTCGGCAAGAAGGGCAACGAGGTGAGCCGTAAGCTCTACGGCATCGATCTCTTCAAGGAAACGGCCTATTTTCCCATCAAGTCAAGCCACGACTACATCGAGACCTCTACCGGCAAGAGCGGAGACCCTAACATCAAGAACCGCGGCACCTTCAAGGAGACCGTGCCCAAGGCGGGGAACCCCATCGTGCTGGAGGACTTCATGGAGGTTGTGGGCAATCACGTCAACACCATGGCCACCTACCACGCATTCGTCCTCCCCGTGGAGGATCTGACCCGCGTCTGGAACTACACCCCCGTCAACATCAAGCGCGATGCGGACGGTAAGGCCATTCTGGACGAGAACGGTATGCCCGTAGCCGACACCGAGGGCGAGGCAGGCTACAACAGCCTGAAGGCCGAGATCACCAAAAAGTACGGCAAGGAAGCCAACGACTACATTCTCCAGCTGCTCCGCGACCTCAACGGCGGCGCAAGACGGGAGTCGGCGGCATCCATCCTGGACAAGGGTCTCACCGCCTTCAAGCGGTCGGCCACTATGCTGTCCCTGTCCACCATCGTACAGCAGCCCACGTCCATCATCCGCGCCATGGCCTACGTGAATGCCAAGCACTTTACCGGTGCGAGCTTCGTGCCCTGGGAGACCGTGAAGAAATACGCACCCGTGGCCGCCATCAAGGAGATGGGCGGATTCGACACGGGAACAGGCGCGAGAACATCCGAGTATATCAACGCTAAGCAGTACGACAGCATCAAGGACGCGGCCAAGGCCGCCGTCACACCCGAGATCTACGGCGGAGACCCCAACGTCCGAGCCGAGGCCTTCGGCTGGCTGACCGGCAAGGCCGACGAGGTATCCTGGCGGTACCTGTTCGGTGCCGTCGTCAACGAGCAGGCGGAGAAGCTGGGCAAGGCCAAGGACTCCGAGGAAGTTCTCAAGGCCGCCGGTGAGCGGTTCGCCGAGGTGGTGCGCCGTACCCAGGTGTACGACTCCACCCTCACCCGATCCGAGTTCATGCGCTCGAAGGACGGCCTCATGAAGATGGCCACGGCCTTCGGCGCAGAGCCGACCACCATCCTGTCCATGGCCGCCGAGGCTATCGTCAAGCTGGAGAGAGGCGACAAGGCCTTCTTCCGCAAGACTGCAGGAGCGGTAGCGGCCTCCATCCTGGTCAACGCCGTGATCTCCTCCATCATCTACGCCATGCGCGACGACGACGAGGAGAAAAACCTACTCGAAAAGTACACCGAGTCGGTCACCTCCGAGATCATCGAGGGCTTCAACCCCCTGGAGTATCTGCCCATCGCCCGCGACGTAATGTCTGTCTTCAAGGGATACGACATCGAGCGCACGGATATGAGCCTGATCTCCAACCTCTACCAGCAGATCGAGCTGCTGACCTCCTCCAAGCGATCCCCTGTGGATAAGATCGCCGGTGTGAGCGGTGCCGTCGGCGCGTTCTTCGGCCTGCCCATCACCAACGTATACCGAGATGCCAAGGGCATCGTGCTGACCACCGCGGGAATCCTTAACCCCGAACCCGTGACGGGCAGGGGCATGGGCAACGCCGTAAGTCAGGGAATCAAGGGCCAGATGGGACTCCTCGGCAAGATCTTCGGAAAGGAGAGGGGAGACTCCTACGAGCTGTACCAGGCCTACGTCAAGGGAGACAAGGCCCACTACGACCGTGTAGCCGCCCGATACAAGACCGAGGCTGATCTGGAGTACGCCCTGCGGCGAGAGCTGCGGGAAAACGACAAGCGCATCGTAGAGGCCGCCGAGGCCAAGTACAGTGGTGATCTTGCTGTCTACGAGTCCATCGTGGATCAGATCGAGGCCGAGGGCATCTTCGACCGCAATATCGTGATCCGCGCCATCAACAACGAGGTGAGCGAGCTCAAGCGGGCCGCCGAGAAGGGAGAGCTTGTCCCCAAGGACGAGACCGCCACTGATGAGGAAGAGACCCCCGAGAGCCTGTACACGGCCTCGGATCTCAACGCCGCCCTGGAGCGGGGGGACAGCGAGGACTTCGCCACCATCATGGCCGCCCTCGTGGAGGACAAGGTAGCCGTCGGCAAGACCGAAGCCCAGGCCAAGGCATCGGTGAAGTCGGCCATTACGTCGTACTGGAAGAAGCAATATCTGAGCGGTTACCAAGACACCGAGACCCGCAAGCGCATCATCAAGCTGCTGACCGATACGGGGCTGTACGGATCCCGCAACGACGTGGCGACCATGTGCGAGGGCTGGGTCAAGGCAAGCAAGTAATTTTATAGGGGAGGCCGCGGCCTCCCCGAGAAAGGAGCAAAACATGAGTTACGCGAGAAAAGCAGTGACGCGGATGACCCTGGACATGAGCCGAGTCGATCTGCAGAGGTCGGAGACGGTCACGCTGCTGGACACTAACAGGCGGTGGGAGGTGACACTCACCAACGGAGGCACGCCGTTCCGGCTACCGAACAACTGGACGGCCAGCCTGGTGGGCGTCAAGCCCGACGAAGACGAAAACGGGCTGATGCTGTCCTGCTCGGTGGTGGACGGCCGCATCATCTTCGACTTTGCCGAGAACGAGCAGCTGACCACCTGCGCGGGGGCGTTCCCGCTGGTCTTTGACGTATGGAACGAGTACGGCGAGCTGATCGCATCCCCCAAGATCTGGATCCACGTGCTGCCCGACGTCAGGCCTCACGAAGATCTGCAGTCCACGGGTCAGTACACCACCATCGGTGAACTGATCGCCGCCGAGAAGGCAAATCGCGAGGATATCGACAAAAACGCCTCCGACATTGCCGCCCTTGACGAGCGGGTTACCGCCAACGCCGACGAGATCGCAGACAACGCCGAGCGCATCGAGACCAACGCCGACAACCACCTGCAGCTGCAGGACAGGCTCTACGGTGAGGACGGCGACGTCCCCGATATCCGCGCCACGTTGACCGAACACGGCGGGCATATCGAGAACCTGATGGACGACGTCGTGGACAACAGAGAAGGCTTGGCCGAAGTACGGAGCGACCTCGCCAACTTCCTCGACGTCGATGACAACACCCGCGACCAGCTCTCGGAAGTCCTCTCCCTGATCTCCGCCAACGAGCAGGCCATTCAGCGGTTCGTGAGCATGGGCGGTGCGCCCGTGGGATCGGGTACGCTGGTGGTGCCCGCAGGAGAGTGGAGCGACGGGTCGCCTACGACGGCATACGTAGACCTGCCCGGCAACACCTTGCGCGCGGGTAGTGTCATGCTCTTGACACCCGCCAACGACGCCACCAAGGAGGCCGCAAGCAAGGCGCGACTCTCTGTGAGTGTGGACGTCTCGGGCGACTACGGCGACGAAGTGAACGACGTACTGCTCCTCCTCCGCGCCGAGACCGCCGCAAAGCCCGCGATCGACATGGAGTTTGCCTACGTGATCCTGCAGACCACGGCCACGACCTCCCTCGTCACCCTCATCGGCGTAGACGCCGCGGGCGACCCCGCGCCCACCCTCGTAGACCTGTCGGGCTTTGAGGGCGTGGAGCAGGAGGACGGCTCCATCAAGGGCAAGATCGTGGAGACCTACGCCGACGAAACCACGCGCACCACCTCGCTGACCTACGACGGCGAGGGGAACATCGTACAGATCGGCGCGACCGTCATCAAATGGACGGCCGACGCAGGAGAGGAGGGCTGACATGGAGACAAACTTTAAGGTAGATGCGCCGTCTTTTGCGCTGGGGTACAGCGCGGGCGTCAAGAAAGTCCCGCCGTCGCAGGAAAAGGAAGTCACCATCAAGTCCAACGGCAAGACAGAGATTTTGCCCGATGAAAAACAACTCCTTTCCAAGGTCACGGTTAATACCAACGTAGAACTCGGCTTCAATATCGCCTACGGCACAGAGCCCCCCGAGGACACCAGCAAACTTTGGGTCAAGACCGAGCAACCCGCCAGCAATGTCATCGTGAGCCTTGACGAGGTTTGGGAGGACGGGGATAGACCTGAAGCAAACAAGTGGATTACAAGCCATAGTTTTCCTATAGGATTTTGCAGTGCTAAAGTTGGTGACTATTTATATGCGTTCACGAACAAAGCATATGTGTACGATATACCCAATGCAAAAAACACGCAATATTCTCTCGTTTCCGGTACACAGGCAAACGCTTCGTGCGCGGCTGTTGGTACGAAAATATACATATTTGGGGGATCAACTCAGACCCATAACTCGATTGGTAGTAGTATATATATATACGACACGGAAAACGACTCATCGACAAAACTGGATGGTGTGTATTTTTACACTTACAGCGGCAACCGAGGTGGGTCTTTGAGCGGATGTGTGGCAAACGGTACGGATATCTATCTTCTCGGAGGAAGATATAATAGTACGAGTGCAAGTATTTCTAATAGACTCCAGGTTTTCGATACAGTTACTCAAACTTTTACAATAAAAGCGAGTTTACCCATGAATTTGTGCGGAATGGCATGCGCTTTGGTGGACGGATACATCTACTATTTTGGAGGGCAGTCATCCAGTTTTAACGGGTCGAGCTATATTTATAGGTATAGCATCGAAGAAGATACGCATGAATGGGGTGGTACATCGCTTCCGTACAAAATGGATCGGTTGAGCGCGTGCGTTTGGGGTCGAAGAATTTATCTTTTCGGAGGAAGAAATGGAACCTCGACCAACGACCCGAAATACGGTACAATTCTGTATTACGATTTGGACACAAAAAAAGTGGTAGAATGCAATGCTACTATTTTGCAATATCAAGATGTCGCATTTGAAGCAGCCACGGGAGGTGCTTACATCCACGATGACGCCATCTATGTTATGCTCGACAATAACTGTATAAACAGATATGAGCCTCAAATCGGTGATGCTGTTCTCGAACAAAATGTACTCCAAATCATCCCCAACAAGCCCGAAAATGTATTCCCCGTATTGAAAGCAGGGACTACAAGGGTTGAAGTCAGCGCGGGCGAGGTTCGCATGGGCGACGAGGAAAACAAAGCCAAAAACGTTAACGCCGCGCTCTATAAAGAGGGCGAGTGGCAAGACATTTGACCGAAAGGAGAAAACCATGTGGAGCATTTGGGATAAAAAGTCCGACATCAACGGCGTTTCTGCCGAGTGGGTCTTGAATCACCACAAATTCCTGCAGAAGGAAACCACCATCTACATTAGAACGGAGAACGGTCGCGTGACCAACATCGAGGGAAAGAGCATCCTTGCCGACAACTTCGGTATCGACCCCACCCTCCCCGATGATGAATTCATCGCGGCCTACGAGGCAAAACTGGCCGAGCTGGAAGCAGAGATTCCTCCCCCCGAGGACATCCCCGAGGAAATCCCCGAGGAGGACACCGACACCACCACCTACGCCGAGCTGGCGCAGGTCTACGCAGAGGGGGTGAATTCCATTGAGTAAGGCATTCATCCACAACACCCTGCGCAACGCAGGCCGCACCGATGCCCTGTCCCTCCGCGCCGATGCGGCGGCAGGGCGGGTCACCGATACCGACATTATCGACCGCGAGGAGGCCGTCCCCGCGTGGAGCAACGACCGCGACTACTCGGCTTGCCCCGTGGGCACCCCCGTCACCCACGACGGGCAGGTGTACGGTCTCCTCCAGCCCCACAACGCCGCCCACTACCCCGACACCAATCCCGCCATGCTGGCGGCTCTGTGGCGGGTCAAGCACACAACCAACCCCGACCGCGCCAAGCCGTGGGTCAAGCCCACCTCCACCTCGGATATGTACCGCGTGGGGGAGTGCATCCTGTGGGACGGCGCGATCCTTAAAGCCAAGAGAGACACCGCCTATAGCCCCGAGGAGTACAAGGGGGATTGGGAGACGGTGGGATAGGAGGTAACAAATGCACATCAGACTATTCGTAGACCACACCGCCCTGCTGGCGAATGACCGCCGGGTAGAGGTGACCATTGAGCCCGCCTGTGAGGGCGTGCTGGAGATCGAGGGCGAGCAAATCCCCGTGAAGAACGGGTCTGCATCCCCCTACATGCCCCGCATCATCGGCCACGTGGGGGTGACCTTTACCACGTCGGCGGGTGTTCGGTACAAGGGCATCAACCCCCACATGAAGGACGGCGTGCCCTTTTCCGCCCTCGACTACGCCGGGGGCTACGCAACCATGCTGATCCGCATGGACGACATGGCCAGAGAGATCCGACAGCTGACCCAGGAGCTGCTGGATCTGCGGGCCAAAATCGAGCCCGACTCCCTGGGATTTCTGAATATCGGAGGAAACGAAAATGAAAACGCGTAAGATCCTGTCCGTCCTGGCCGCTGTGGCCATCCTGCTGGCCGTAAGCGCCATCCCCTGCTATGCGGCAGACACCACCGCCACCGAGGCTCCTGCGGGCATCTCGGGGGGCTTTGAGGCCATCCTCGCGTGGTGCGAGGAGCATCTGCTCACCACCATCGCCGCTATCGTGACGGGTATCGCGGGCGGTACCAACCTGGCAGGAGCGGCCAGCAACCGCAAGACCCGGAAGGCCAACGATAAGCAGAAGCGCGGCCTGGAGGCCTCTGCGGCTACCATCAATAACAACGCCACCGAGCTGGCCACAACCGTGAAGAACAAGGTGGTGGAGCTGCTGGGTGCCGTCAAGGTGGAGCTGGGCAACGCAGTCAAGGCCATCGGCGCAAAGATCGACGAGCTGATGGCTACCGTCCGCGAGAACACCGCCGAGACCCGCGCCCTGAAGCGGGAGACCAAGGCCAACTCCTACCTGCTCCGCGAGATGCTCAAGGAGTCCCGCATGACCCAGATGCGCAAGGACGAGATCGAGAGCGGATACCTGGCCATGACCGCCGAGACCGAGGGAACCACGGGCGACACCGAGGAGGTGAAGGAGAATGAAGACAACCACGAAGCGTAAGCTCATCGGCGAGCCCATGAAGGCCGCGTCCGTCGCAGTAGCGGCGGGCGTGCCCATCGCCATGCTCTACGAGATGGCCCCCAAGTGGTTTAAGGAGACCGAGCCCGGGGTGGCCCTGACGGGCGTGGGCGTGATCGCCGTGCTGATCATCGGCGCGTTCCTGCTCCCCCACGCATTCGGCCTTTTGAAGCGGCTGTTCACCTTCCTGGCGGGCGGGCGCAGTCAGCGCACATTTGTGTCGGTGCTGGTGATCTGCGGGATCCTGTTCGGCCTGTGCAAGGCTGTGGAGTACCTCCACCCGCTGGTGGGTGACATCCAGACCATCATTTTCGGCACGAGCGGTTCCGTGGCCGCGGGCTGGGGCATCAACGCCGCCGGCAACGCCATCAGCCCCGGCAAGCCTAAAAGCAAGGAGGAGAAGGTAAATGGCTGACGAACTCAAGACCATGGACGTAGAGCCCGAGCTGGAGGCGGCGGAGCTTCTGGACAAAGCCCGAGGCTTCCTGCGCGGGAACATCATGAGCATCGGCGTGCTGCTCATCTGCGCCGTGTTCATTACCACGGCGATCCTGCGCCCCGAGAAGACGGACATCACCCTTGAGGAGGTGATCCTCAACAGCATCCTCGCCTTTGTCACGTCGATGGGACTCAACTCCCTGTATACGAGCATGGCTCTGCGGGACGGTCTGATCAAGCCCGAGCTGGTGACGTCCATCGAGAGCTACGGCCACGAGGTGGACGACGTGCTGGAGGGCAACCGCATCGAGGAGCTGGACGCCTACTGCAAGGCCCAGAACGAGCTGAACTACCGAAAGCAGCGGACGAGGATCCTGTCGGCGGCGGGACTGACCTACGAGGAATGCTTCGACGAGGCGGGCAACCCCAAGGAGGTGACCATCCACGTGCCCAAGCGGCGCGAGATGCGCGGCGTACACTGGCGGCTGAAGCTGTACCGCCGCCGCCACGCCAAGAAGCAGATCAAGGCATTCACCAAGGCCTGCACCCTGCGCCTGGCCGAGATCACCGCGGACGAGCTTCTGGGGGAGGACGGCAACAGCCGCAACCCCTTCAAGCTTGGACGGCGTATCCCGGTATTCCGCGGGCAGTCGGTATCCAAGGACGTGGTATCCAAGTCCTTCACCGGCATCGGCCTCGGCCTGTACGGCGCGGCCATGATCGCAGATTTCCAGTGGATCAAGCTGGCCAGCATGATCTTCCAGGTCGTTGTTTTCAACATTTTCGGTATTCTCAAATACCTGTCCACCGTCAACTACGTGACCGAGGAGTACAACGGCCGTCTGACCAAGATGACCCGCATCCTCGGCAAATTCCGGAAGGAGGCGAACGTACAAGTCCATGAAGTATCGCGTGAGCTCGGCAGTCCCGACCGTAAGGATGCGGGAGCTGGTACGACAGACCGCGAACTTAACCCCGTTACAAGCGGAAATATATGAGGAGCTTGCAACAGAGGCCAGAAACAATCAGGGCATCATCCTGCACCTGTGCCTGGATCCTGATCGCTATTACGCTGAGAAAAAGATCGTAATAGACAAGGTAAAGGCCGCGCTGGAGGAGATCGCCCGCGGGTGACACGACCGCCCGAGTTTCGGCCGATAAAATCCCGATATAACGCAAATTAAGAGCCTATCAACCCCCGAGGGTTGATGGGCTCTTTTTTTGTATAATTATGGCACAAACCCAAACAAGGAGGGATGCTTATGTTTAACAACTTCAATGCGCCTTACGTGCCCAATCTGGGCAACGGACAGGGATGGGGAGGCGGATTCGTCCAGCCTGCGCCCCAGCCCGTTCAGCAGAGGGGCAACAAGATCTACGTGGTGGATGCCAAGGACGCGCTGTCCCGGGCGGCCATGCCCGAC